GAATTTTTATTTTGCACAGATAGATCTTGAGATTTTTTTTCTATAGAAAAAATTTCACATTCATTATAGCCCGGATTCGAAGAACTATACGAGTTCCCCGACAATTCTTCAGGGATTTCACCTGGTGTATCAGTACTATTATCTCCTGAAGTCAATTTAAGTCCTATATATTTTTCACTCACATCTACAATATCAAATTCCTTATCGCCCAATTTATATGATTCACCAACTGAATAACCATCAACATTATCATACACATATAGCTTAACGGGATCAGGTTTATTTTGCTCGTAAATTACTGCAGCCCACATTGACTTATCTCTTAAATCTAAATACCACCAACCAACTCTTTTATTCGGGGAGTTAGAAATTTCAGATATATCATAATTAGTCCACGCCCATCCCACATTTGTCAACCAAAACCAAAAACCTTCCTCTCCAGTATTAGGCTGCCCTGTTAGTTGGCCTAAATATACCCAACCGAAACTAAAAGTATAAAACCAGTCGTCACCTACATCAATTAATGTTCCAAACAAACTAGATTCATACAATTTATTTTTTTCGGGATTACCGGGTTTATCCACAAAAATATTATTTAGTACACCTACGTTAGATGAGTCTTGTCCGCGAGAACCGCTAGTAGCAAATAAACCATTTAATGAAAATGGAGTACCGATTTCCAGTTGTTTAAACGCTAATAAAGTCACAGGGGAAATAGACTGACCTACACTTTCCACACAAACAAAATGCTCTCCACCTTCATTAAGAAAATAATCTTTACCGCTGTCAATTATATTAACTTCTGATCCATTTTCTTGCTCAGAAACTTTAAAGGTATTTCTTGTAGAATTTACTACAAAATAGGCATTTGCCCCTCTCTTATCTACATTTAAACCAGATGGCAATAAACCTAAAGATGAAAACCTAACTCGATCGCCATCTTTCAATCCATGCTTATAAATTTTTATAGTATTTGTCCCCAAATCTAAACCAAAACTCATCCTTAAATCTAAATCAGTTATTAAAGTTTTTTGTCCCTGAGGCCCTTTTTCGTCTAACTCTTCATCAACAAAAACTCGACCTTCAAATCTAAGTATTTGCGGAGAATAAATAGAATCTATGTCTACATCTTGATCTTCTTGACTTTTTTCTACTTTAGCTCTTTGGTTTATAGTTTCATATTTTTCATTATCCAAGCCTACGTTGATAACAATTTCAACATTTCTTATGCTAGGCAAATTAGTCAAATCCTTGTCTACTAAAATACTTAATTTATCTTTTTCCTGAATTTGCCCCTGACTATCAGTATATTTACTTTTAAAAAACAAATTCAAAATCCTTCCACTCGTAGAATCGCCAGATCTATTTTCGTCAGAAACTTCAAACAATGAACCAGGAAAAAGAAACGAACCCTCAGACCCTGTAACGAATTGAATTTTTTCAGACTCTAAATTAGATGAAGCTAATACCCATTTAGCTAACCTTCTAGCCATACTTCGAGAAGTTATACCCATACCCATAGTTTCCTTTTCTATATATCCATAAATTTGCATTGCAGCAGCGTCCTCTTCGTAAACTACATCTGGCTTATAATTCCTTTCTTTATTATTAAATCTGACCAAACTTGCAGTTACTTTTTTGTTTTTCGCGAAACCAGAATAAGAAAACCCCTCTTTTTTCCTTACGTTTGAATTATTAAATAACATTATAGGAGTTTTTTTTGAATCTTGAACTACAGAAATCTTACCCGCAGTATATGTCACCATACCTCTAAATAATGAAGCTAATGAATTTAATGCGTTTATTGCCTCAGACTGCTCGGTTAGATACAAATTTGATTCAAACCTCGGCTCAACAATAGAGTGGTTAAGTTGGGTGGCGCATGCACCAATAGTTATATTTGCATCTGCGTTTTTGTATGAAGAACTGTTACTTGCGAAGGTCGGACCGGTTACTAAAACTAACATCTCCCCATTTGTTATTTGAGAATCAACTATAAATCTTTCCTCGATATCATATTCACCTTTTCTCGTAACAGAGTCTTTAGCTAAAGCGGACTGCACATTATTAGAAGGTAATATCTGATCGTCGGTATAATTATGTTTATGAATAAAAAATGCAATTTTCTTACCCTTAAACTGATTTCTATCTCCAAAGTCTTTAAGGAAATCTCCTTCAGTATAAGAAAAAGGTATAAAGTCTCCACTTTCATTACTAGATCTATCAGGGTGTCTAAACTGGTCTAATTTTATTTTAATATAAAAAGCTCCAGGAGGGTTTTTATATCTCCTTAACCTATTTTCATGAGAATTTTGATCCAAAACATTTTCGGTAGTAAAAGCAAGCGGCAATCTATTTGTAGTTTCTACAGGGTAATTAGTTTCAACAAGTTCATCACAATACTTAGCTATTTTATACAACTGCCACTTATCAACCATCAAATCCTCAACTCCATATTTACCTAACCCATATCTATAATTAGTCAGTAAATCATAAAAGACCCAAGCCGGATTATTACTCCAAACTCGTTTTTCATCAGGTATAGAAAACACAGATTCTCCATCTCCTTGTCCTGCAAACAAACCGTTCCAAGGCCCATTATATGTTCTTGACTCCGGCTCATAATTGGAGGGGACAAGAATTTTTTTCATTTTTATATGATAAGACCTAACAGGAATATTATTAAAATTCTTACTATCAAATTTTATCTTAACAGCAGCCGTATGTGGATAAATAACCTTTTCTTCTATAGATTCCTGAATATAAGGAATTTTAATAGACTTTTGCCTCATTATACCGCCAACATGACCAAGAAAAGTAGAATTATTTCCATTAGGATTATCATAACTGACCGAACCAGAGCTATCTACGGATTGATCGAATTCCGAAGTAAGTTTTACAACTGAAAAATTTAATTGCTCAGAGTTATCAACGAAAAGAATACCGGGATCATACTTTACAGATATAGAAAATTCATAAAATGAAGTTGCTAAGCCTTGTATCATAAAAAAATAATTATCCCCCACTTGTATTTTTTGCAGCCCTTTTGTTATTTTCTTTCCATTAACTTCATCAGAATTAGGCGTACCTTCAAGATAATGAATATCATTTGAATTTATATCGCTGCTAGGATCAAGTATATTAATTCTTTTTCCGTTTTTAGTGTAAAAAATAACAAATCTAATAGAGTCACTTAATGTGTCTCCAGGATCTTTATTCATCTGCATCATGTTAACTGCAAATTGAATCGTTATTTTACTAACATTTCTATCGGTTATAGCGTGAGAGAAAATGAAAGCCTGTTTTTTTATCGCAGATTCAAAATTATTATATACAGACTTAGCAGTTCCACCTAAATAAGGTCCTGGCCCATACAACTGAGTTCCATATTGAATAGTGTAGGAAATATTACTAGATAATGCATCAGAGTCAGAGCTCAAACCTTTTTTTAATTTAGGCAGCTCGTCATCTTCATTTAAAACATAATTAAAACTCTCTATTTCTCCACTGGAAACAGTATTTTTAATCTGCACATTATTTAAATATATTCCTTCTCTAATATCAGTGGTGGTTAATAAGTTACCATTTTTATCCACAAGTCCAGCTATCGGACCCTCACACAGCAAATCTATATATTCTGTAGTTGAATAAGATTCTAAAACACTAGATTTAGATTTCGAGTTCCTTTTTAAATTAAATGTACTAACTTTCGCATCAATATTAGCAGAGCCTATCTTAAGCAATCCATAACCTAAAGGAACAGGAATTCCTTGGGCCTGACGATTTCTTTGTCCAGCAAGCAATAAAGATTTGGAAGATACTTTTGTGCCAGGTTTAGGAGGAGCAGGAGGCTTAAATAAAGCTTGAGTTATAAATGATATAGCAACAGCAATCGCTACATAAGTTGCAACAGTTAAAACTGTAGCAAGTACTCCTTTTCCTATCATATTCACCCAAAAACCACCAATAACCGTACTAGCAACTGCCCCACCCTTGGGCACCGGTAAAATATGAATCTCGTCACTTTTTATCTCCGAGTTTAGATTGTTTTTAGTAATTAAACTATCTACAGCATCATTTTCTGATTCAACTTTCAAAGGGTCTTTTAATAGAATTATGTACTTATTACCCTTAACATGCTCTCTGACAGTATGTTCAAAAAAACCCGAAGAATTCGCCTCTATAGCAGACAACGCTTCTTGTATAGTCGAAACGTTCAACTCCCATGATGAGTTGAATTTCTTGCCTAATTCTCCATAAAGACGAACCTTTTTCATTACCTTAAACCTTAATTTAAATATTACACTTTAATTTCATAAAAACAAAAACAATCTGTTTTCAGACTATATATTAAAAATGAAATACCTAAACTCAATGAATTCTCTATATCCGAAGTGGAAGGTTTTTCGGAAATATTTAAGTGAGAATGAAATATACAGTAAATATTATCCATCACCAGATAAGCTGGGTTTATAACAAAAGTTTTCTTAGGGCTAGCACTTAAATTATCAAGCTTAATAAAATCACTAACCTCAAGAGTATTTTTGTCATATAAAAATAACCCACAAGACTCTTGATGATTATTTTCTATAGAAAATTGCTTGGCCTCTTCCAGTAATTTCTCTGGAATTTTATCTTTCAATAGGATACTGTTCTGTACCAGGAAAACCGCCGAATCTTAAACCTACATTATCTGTTTGATTATAATCAATTAAGCTAGGATCATCCTTAGAAAATCTTTTTTTGCAAGACTCTATACTTTTCGTACAGGCATCTTCTAGCCAATAATCTGCATTAAAAAATGGATGGAAATTTTTAGCCAACTCATGATCTTTAGCGCACACAAAAACTTTTGGCGCTGAAACGTAAGGGTTTTTAGATTTTTCGTTTACTATTTTAACCACATCATTCAATTTATAGCCCTTTAAATTTTCTGGATTACCATTTTTACCATATTTGCTCCATTCTGGAATATCAGATATGCCATTAGAATACAGTCCCGGATCTACGCGACCCTCACTATCCTTCGAGAAGTTTGAGGTCAATGATTTACTTGAGCCTGTTTCAATAGGTAAACCTTTGTAACCGCAACCTATTTTACATCTATAAGTCCAATTACAATATCTAGATAAAATAACTCTAGCCGGAACCATAGAATCTTCTATCTCAAGCACAGAAGTTAATTCAAACTCTATAACAGAATTTTGCTCTCCAACTTTTTTGTTGATATAGAAAATATCATCCAAGAAGCTAGCGCCTGGATCGCTCATTCCAAAAGGATTCTTTATTAGATCATTAATATTTCTATTTAAATAATTATTATTATCTAAAAACCCTGCATAAGTTCTTTTTCTTGTTACCTTGCACCCCAAGAAATCTTTGTTCATTTTAACTATTTTAGACAACAATCCCACTGGAGAAGCTATTCTTAATGTGGGCCTAGGCATTTTGCCGTCAGATTTATTTTCAAAGCCGGAAGCTTCTATGGGCAATGGCTGATACGCATTACCTTTCCAATAAATAGGGTTAGTTCCATTTTGCATTGAAGAAAATCTATATATAGGCTCAGAATTAGGAGAGGTATCCAATAAAGACTCAAATTCCTCAAAAATATATTGAAGATTACTAAAATCTATTTCAAACAATTCTACCACAACATCTGGCATAATAGATACCATTTGTCTATTTAAATTTATTTCAGAGGAACCCATTATATATTGATAGTAATTAAGCCTTGTAAATTTTCTACAGATCCGTTATTATATACGACATTAAATGAATTTGTGTAAAAATTAGCTGACCTTAAGGCTATTAACGAGTCCCCGTTTTGATTGATGATATTATTTTCATTTTGGTCTATTATATTTATAATAAATTCTTGAGATCTATACACTACATCTATATAACCTCTTTGTTTTGCGTCTAAAATTGACACCTTATTTTTCTTGAAAAACTCAACCCCAATAATATAATCTGCATAAGAAGATCCTCCTAGGAAGGAAGACGTTATAAGCCCATCATTTCTTTGCCTGAAATGATTTACTCTATTAGCTCCAACTTTTTCATCAGAAAATGCGCCATCGCCATTATCTACAAGAGTCTTGAAAGATATCCCACCCTCATCTCCATTTGTAAAAAATTTGCTCAGCTTAATATATTTTCCGTTGAGACCAAAAGGTAAATCAGGAGAAGAAGGTAACTGTATAATATAATCTTCGTTAGTTAAGTCATTCTGAATAATCAGGGGAACTTCATCTTCTTCTTGACCAAGGATTTCGAATAGTAATTTTTCGTGTTGATCTATTATAATTGAAGACAAAGTAATTGGGGAAACCCCTTTGTTTTCAAAAAATATCCTACGTCTATGATCTCTATTCCTACTACTAGCGTCATTTCCTATAGAAAACGTTACTGGAGAAGAGAAATTTAACTCTGGTGGGTCAACTGGAGAATCATTAAATCGATTATCTATTTTTTCTGAAGAGAAATTAAACGGAACCTGCTTAAATACAGCGGTTATAGTATGAGAATTCTTATAAACATAAGTATGATTCCATGATTCGCACACAAAATTTAATTTCCTATCATATGGAGCAGGCGGAGAGTATATAAAAGGAATAAACCCGAGATGATCTTCCAAGAAATGAAGTACAGCATAAGCTTCGGAATCATCTCTTGATTTAAAAGATAAATTTAGCTCCAAAAGACTTTCGTTAATTCCATCTTTGTAAAATTGAGAATAACCGTTTGTTGCAGATATTTCTGATAAATTAAATTTTTGATTAACATCTAAACCAATAGAAGGCTTCCATATAAATTCCCTTGACCACGTATTTGTGTTTATATCTCTAAATTTTAAAAGATCATCGTCATCTCTATATTCTTCCACCGGAGGAGTATTAGCTATCGGAAAGTTGGATATGTTATAATAATACTTATGATTACCTGTTGAGAAAACAACGTCATTATATTCATAGTATTCAGATTGATCATATTCATCAGCCCTTCTCACAAATAAGCCTTCTGATTTATTCAATATAGATGTATTAAAATTTCTCAAAGTCAAGGACAAATCATTACTATTCTCGAAATTCATTTTATGATCAATCCCTCCACATATAAATCTTGTCGTTTGAGCATTTAAAGAGTCATAGGGGTGAAAAGTTGAACCTCCATCCCACCTAAAACCTGATATTCCCTGAGAATATTTCAGGAAATCTGAAGGAGCATCCTTTTCTAATTGACCTTGATGATTCTCTATAAAATGAACGATAGCGTTAGCCTCTTTATTTGTTCGATTTTTAAAATTTAATTTAGCTTCAAAACCAAGAGCATTAATAGACTTAGGGCTTCTATGGGTATATCCGTTAGAATATTCAATCATATTGTTTTCTACCTTATATGAAGCTGTTGACCCATAATCTGCATCAAAGAAAAACACATCCGAAGCCCAGACATCTGGACTGTCAGAAGGAAACGAGTCAGTAATAGTTATATACAGTTCATTTGAAGACTTATGTTCGTAATTCCTAATGTAGGTAGAGTCATTTATACCTTGAATTAATATCCTAGCCCTATAATCTTCTGTACTTGTTGGAACCGAAACTTCAGGATCTTCTGGTAAATTTACCTCAGGAACCTTAGACTCACTTGTTTCGTATACTGCCCTGGGCTTATTATCAGATTGTAACGTGTTAGTTATTTTATACCATTTAGATTCGGAAAAATTATATACCCCTATAGATTCAGATTCGAGTTTAGATGTTTGCGAAGATGCCCCGGGATATCTTTGCCAAAAAGTCCACCCTAGATTTCCGAAATCAGACTTACCCTCAGATATCATAAATGCTAGACCCCTTCTCGCCAAACTATCATTAGTATAAAACCACGTTGGATTAGAATCGTCCAAAATATTAACCTGAGACAAGTAAAAACATATTTCTCTACTTGACCCATGCAATGTAGAAAATTGAACTTTACCCAAACTTTCGTGATCAATTTGGATATCATCTATAGGTAAAGGAGTAGTTAAAGAGCTAGATGGATCACTATCGTATAAAAATCTACCAAAACCTTCTTTATCTAAACCTTCAGGGAATTGAGGGTGAGAAGATCCATTGCTTGATTGGTAATTCTGCCATTGAGAAGATACAGAATCAAAAGAGTCCACCCATCTTACAAAATTTCTTCCATACCAATAAAAGTTATTTTTAACAATATTATCAGAACCAGCGTCATCGCTATCAAAGAACCAAGAGTTAGTAAAGTAATTAAGTCCGTTATTAATATCAGCTTCATTTCCGCCTAAAATCTGATTTAAACTTAAATCTGATTTAATTCTTACATCGTAATTAGTATCAATACCTTGAATGATATATTGACCATCAGAACCATTTTCCGAACCCTGCAAATCTATGGTTTGACCAATCTTAAAAGTATTACTAATTGTATCTAGTTGATTATATTCATCGATAATACTATTGGTAGGCCTACCATCAATTTTAATAGATTGATTTTCATCAGGATACAAAGAAAATCTATTAGACCCTTCTATAGTTGCTCCACCACCCAGAACATTATCTTTTTTTGCATAATAAAACAATCCGTCCCCAGTATTATAAACAAAATCAAATTTTTCATAAACTGCATTTTGATCAAAGACTCCGCTATAGTTACTAATATGGCTTTGTTGTTGATTATAAAAATGTTGATATGATGAAGTCATTATTTAATAATCTCTGTTATTGTTATTTGCGAGGAAGATCGACCCCCTTCTTCCATAGATATAGATTGCCCTTGTATTTTTCCATCTACAGAAAATTTAGCTAACTTATTTCCGTTTAAACCATACAAATAAGCAGATATTCTAGAATTAGCTATATTATCAACAGTATTCAGTCCCTGATAATCTCCAAATATATTCATATCATCAATCATTTCATTAGCAGTGACAGACATTTCAGACTCTATTTTTTCTATTGAAACTCTGTGAGGAACAGGTCCGTCAGAATCCGTCATGATATAACTGCTTTCGTTTTCTCTTATTTTGTGACTTTCTTTTCTTTCAATTTTTGCAGCATACTTTAATGAAGAAATCTCGAATTGACCACCAATTAAGTTATCTGCATCTATACTTGAGATTTTTACGTTCCCAAAAGATTTAATAGAATGAGCGAAATCAACAATATTTTTCCTAAACCTTCTACCAACAGACCTTCTAATAGTTCCATATATATCATATTCGGCAGAGGCAGATATAACAGAAAAAGGAGTCATTGAAAAAGAAAAAGACTTTAAGTACATATTATTAAATGAATATCTTCCTACCTCATTATTATGTATAGGATCTTCAGACATTCCAGCCTTAATATCAAAAAGCCTATCAATAGAATTAGCAGCCCCATCTTGAGCAAATGTTTCTGCTGATATATAAAAACTGATAGATAGAGAACCTTTTAATCCGCCACTAGGAGAATATTTCAAAAACTCTGTTTTAGCGCCTGCGATAGATAAATCAAGATCTCCATAAACTCTTTCCGCTTCTAATGATGGGCGAATAGATAAAGATGCACTACTAACCATAATATTTTGACCATTTAACGTGATCTTTCCGTCTTCAAATCTTAAAAAAGGATTTTTCATGATACTGGATTATGATAGGTGTCATAACCTTTATATGTTAAAGATATAGACATTTCGCCTTCTACAGAAGAATTAATAGATTCTCCTATAAGCCTAATATTATTGCCAGTAAAAGAATTAATAACTACATCCCTCTGAGAGTCTCTTAATTCTATTTCTATACTGCTCTTTGGAGCAGATTGAATACGATCTTTAATTTCTCTTATTTCATACTCATCTGCGATCATTGTAAAATTAATGTTAGTCTCAATAGGGTATTGAGTTTCTACCTGAACTGGCTCTAGGTTCTTATAAGTTGGCTCATTATTAACAGTCCAATCCTCATCATCTCCTTTTGGTAGTGCATATATAGGATTCAAGCTTAGTGACCTACTATAACTAAAGTCGCTGATAGCATCAACCTCGAAATCACTAACCTTTAGTTTTATCGTTGACTGATCAGTAAAACTAATATCAGGATGTTCTTTGTATGCAATTTCTGATAAATTATAAGGTACAATTTCAAAGGCGTCTTGACCTAACCCTAAGATAGTATTACCCTCAATAGTTCTTGATTTTGGATATAAACTTGAATACAGAGCATCGTGAATAGACAATTCTTTTTTAAAAAAATAATCATAAAGATTAGGTCTACCATCAATTAAAATTTGGCCAAAGTTATCAGTATAAAATACTTGATCCCCATTAAAATATTCCATATGATCTTCTTTTAAAACATAAGATACAGTTTTCATTACATTTTTACCAAGCTCTCCATATACAGTAATATCAGTCTGTATCTCAGGAATTTGTCCTACAGAACAAGATATAGAATAATTATTTACCCTACCTTTCTTAAAGCCGAATCCCTTTCGATTATTATCGTATAAAATAACACCATTAATATCATCTTCATCAAATGAATACTTACCTAAAGCGTTTGTCTCTAATAAAGGGTCAAAGCTCACCATTTGACGTGATATAGAAAAATTACCTTCTAATGGTTTCTGAATTAACGCATCTATGAAACCCACACCAGCCACTTTAATTGCCTTTTCACTTATTCCGTAATTTCCATCGATACTAGTAACACCAGATAAGGCGCAACCATTAACAACAATAGTTTGTTCGTAATTAGAGTAACTCATCCTACTTAGTATCCTGCAGTAACCCTCCAGGTTTTTGCTCCTCGACGATAACAGATAAAACTTGCATTTTTATTTTTTCAGTAAACTCCTTCATTCTTTCTCTTTGATCCTTGGAGTCGCTATCCCCATCCTGAGATTGCTCTTCTGATTTCTTACCTGATTTATCGAGGTTTAAAGTTATATTAATATTATTAGTAGATGACGAAGAACTATCCCGAGATCCACTTGAGCCATCCCCGACCAATCCGCCATCATAAAATTTACCAGCATTTATTTTATCTAATAAAGGCTTACCCATTTGCCTAACAGAATTAGCTTTTATGACATATTCTCCTTCGCTAAGCAT